TATCGAAGATAGAGGTAATATGACTTCTGGTATTTCTGGCGTTAACGCTGCTACTGATTTAGCTGAATTCGATGCTATCTTAGCTGAGTTTGACAAGCAAGGTGCTATTGAAGAAAACATGATGTTCGTTAACAGAGCTACGTCTCTTGCAATTGATGACATGTTAGCTTCTATGAATTCTTACGGAGCTGGCGGTACTTCTTACGGAGTATTCGATAACGAAGAAGATATGGCTTTAAATTTAGGTTTCTCTGGTTTCAGAAGAGGTTCTTATGACTTCTATAAATCTGACTTCAGATACTTAAATGATTTAGCTACTAGAGGTGGAATTAATGCTGCTAACACTGCTAACGCAATTAGAGGGGTTATAATTCCTGCTGGTACATCTTCAGTTTATGACCAAACATTAGGAAAGAATCTTAAACGTCCTTTCTTACATGTTCGTTATAGAGCTTCTAAGACTGATGACAGAAAAATGAAAACTTGGACTACTGGTTCAGTTGGAGCTACTACATCAGCGCTTGATGCTATGGAGATCCACATGCTTTCTGAAAGATGTTTAGTTACTCAAGGTGCTAACAACTTCATGTTAATGAACTAAGCACTATTATTTTAAAAGACCGGGGCTTCGGCCTCGGCCTTTTATTTTTATTAATTTTATTATATATTATATTATGGCAAAGAAAAAAGCAACAAAAGTGGTAGAACCACAAATAGAAGAAACGTTTGAAGAAACGTTTGAAAAAACAATGGTTGAAGAACCAAAAGCAAGAGAAAGAGTTAAACCAAAAAATGAATGGGAAATAAAGGATAGAATGTATTACTTAACAGGTAACAAAACACCTTTATCAAGAATGATAAAATCTACAGGTATATATTGGTTTGACGAAGAAAAAGGATACGAAAGAGAACTTAAATATTGTCAAAATCAAAAAACTCCATTTGTAGACGAAATGAAAGGAGATCAAAGATTAGAACATATTGTATTTAGATCTGGAAATTTATTTGTACCAAAAGAAAAAACAGTTTTACAAAAACTACTAAGTTTATATCACCCGCATAGAGACACTATATTTTATGAGTTTAAACCAGCCGCTGTAGCCGCTGAAGAAATAGATGTTTTAGAGCAACAAGTAGAAGCATTAGTTGCAGCTAGAAATGTTGACATTGATATGGCGGAAGCGATTATGCGTGTTGAGGTTGGTTCTAAAGTATCAGAGTTGAGTTCTAAAGAGCTTAGAAGAGATTTATTAATATTTGCTCGAAATAATCCTAAGTTATTCTTAGAATTAGCTGATGATGAAAATGTTATATTAAGAAACTTTGGTATTAAAGCTGTAGAAGAAGGAATATTAAGATTATCTCAAGATCAAAGATATTTCATGTGGGGTTCTAATGGTAGAAAAATAATGACAGTACCATTTGAAGAGCATCCATATACCGCTTTAGCCCATTGGTTTAAAACCGATGAGGGTATGGAAATATTTTCAAATATAGAAAAAAGATTAAATAAATAACAAAAAAAAGATGGTTGCCCTTCGGGGCGACCATTTATTAAAATTTAATTTTATGGCTAAATCAAAGGGTTTAGGAGACTCAATAGAAAAAATTACAAAAGTAACAGGAATAAAAAGTATTGTTAACGCTGTTAACAAATTAAGAGGTAAAGATTGTGGGTGTCGACAAAGAAAAAACAATCTTAACAAAAGATTCCCTTATAAAAAATAATAAAAATGATATCAATAGATACGGTTTACCAAAGAGTTTTAACGTTAGCTAATAAAGAGCAAAGAGGTTATATAACTCCTCAAGAATTTAATTTATTAGCTAACCAAGCTCAAATGGATATATTTGAACAGTATTTTTATGATATAGCTCAATATAATAAAACGCCTGGAAATGACGCTGAATTCTCAGATTACTTAACAATACTAAATGAAAAAATTAGTTATTTTGAAGTAGAACGTGGTGGAGGTTGGATGTCAACTAATTTAAATACTAATATGATTTTACCAGAAGAAATGTATAGACTTGGTAGAGTTAGGATTGGTGGTAATCAAGTTGAAATGTTAAGTAGTGAAGAATTTGACGCTGTAAGAATATCGTATCTCACATCACCTACAGAAAAAAGACCAATAGGTTATATTACGGGTGGAAAATTAAATGTTCACAATGGTAGTTATGTAAATGCTACTATTGGTAATATGAATATGAGTTATATAAGAAAACCGGTAAAAGTGCAATGGGGTTATAATGTTATTAATAACAAGGCATTATATAATGCTGGTACTTCACAAGATTTTGAAATACATAATAGCGATCAAGTAGAATTAGTTTATAAAATATTAGGTTTAGCTGGTATAACAATTAACAAACCAGGATTAGATACCATAGCAACACAAAAAACAACAACACAGCAAACACAAGAAAAACAATAAAATATGGGATTATATAGTGGTAATTTAGCAAACTATTATGGTGGATTAGAAACTTATGGCGCGTATCAATTCGTTTCGTTAGATGATATAATAAACCAATTTATGGTTGTTTATGTTGGAGAAGATAAAATTATATCAAAAATAAAAAGAACAGACGTTCAGTTTCACGCTATGCGTGGAATGCAAGAATTATCTTATGATACATTTAGATCTTGTAAGAATTTGGAGTTAGAGATTCCACCAAATTTATTATTACCATTGCCACATGATTACGTTGAGTATACAAAAATCTCATGGATAGATGCTAATGGTAAATGTCATACTATAAGACAATGTAAGTCTTGTCCTAAAGATCCATTATCATATAGACAACATGATGGCACGGGTAAACATGAAGAAGGGGCTATTGATGTTGGTGATGCTGATCGAGGTGAATCAAGAACAGTTTTAATTAGCGAAGCTTATGGCGAAGGTTGGGATCCTGTAATAACTCACTATATAGATCATGGAGAAACT